TGCCAATTGAGATAAACGCACTGGAGGAGGGTTCGTTTGTAAATATTGGAGTTCCATTGTTAACAATTCATAACACCCTACCTGAGTTCTTCTGGATTACAAACTATCTTGAAACTGTAATGTCGTCCATGCTTTGGAAGCCTATAACGTCAGCAACTACGGCTAGGCAGTATCGAATGATGTTGGATCATTATGCAAAAGAGACTGGAGACGAAAGATTTGTTGACTTCCAAGCGCATGACTTCTCATTCAGAGGAATGTCAGGGATAGAAGACGCATCAATCAGTGGAGCGGCTCACCTGCTGTTCTTCAGAGGAACTGATAGCGTGCCATCTATTGATCTACTGGAGGATTACTACAACGCCGACTGTGAGAAACAGTTAATAGGCTGCTCTGTACCAGCAACAGAGCATAGTGTAATGTCACTAGGAACTCAGTTTAATGAGATACACACATTCAGAAGGCTTATAACAGAGATATATCCGTCTGGTGTTGTTTCAATTGTTTCTGACACTTGGAACTTGTGGAAGGTATTAGAGGTGTACGCTCCTGCTCTTAGTCATGAGATAGAATCAAGAGATGGGAAGGTCGTGTTCAGACCAGATTCTGGAGAACCTTGTGAAATCATCCTGAAAAGCCTGGAGATTCTTTGGAGAAACTTTGGTGGGTCAGTTAATTCTAAGGGGTACAAAGAATTGAACCCCAAGATTGGGTTGATTTATGGAGACTCAATTACTCTGGATAGATGCGAGAAAATTTTATCTGAGATGAAGTCTATCGGGTTTGCATCGACAAACGTTGTGTTTGGGGTTGGTTCGTTTACATATCAGTACTGTACGCGCGATACATTCGGATTTGCAATGAAGGCTACATACGGTGTTGTGAATGGAGAAGGTAGAACGATATTCAAGGATCCAATTACTGATAGTGGGGTTAAAAAGTCAGCTAAAGGACTTCTTCGTGTAGATAAAGTTGGTAATGATTATGTTCTAACTGATGAATGTATTAGCTTTTCAGAAGGCGCCATGAAGACTGTTTTTTTAAACGGGTATTTAAATGAAGTATCCTTTGAGGATATTGTTAAATAGTTAATTCCCCGCTAGCTCATCGGTAGAGCTGCCGACTGTTAATCGGCGAATTAGGCCTGGTTCGATTCCAGGGCGGGGAGCCAAGTAGGAAATCAAAATGAGGAAAGAAATAAAAGATTTACAGAATTACAACCATCTGCTAAGAAGCGCGGCTCTTATTTTGAAGCAAGCAGAAGAAATACACCGGTCTTTGCTTGCAAATGATTACAACTTAGATAGGTTACATAATATGGTTAGGAACTGTAATGGAATGCAAGTGGCTTCCTATATGGGTGAAGATATAGATATATACGAGCCTCCAATAGATGAGATCACGAGAGAGTACGGAGAATAATAATGAACTACAAAGATATAAAGAAAAAACTAGAGCAAAAGCCATTCATGTGGTTGGTAAGATTATGTATATAAGTTGGTTCTGGTTAATAGTGATTATTATTGTTGTGTGCGCGGCAATTTGTGAGGATTAAGTAATGGATCAAATCCTGGATCAAATAGAGAAAGCAGAAAAGATTGATGAAATGATTGATATGTATGTTAATAACTTTTCTATCGAAAAACATAGGGAGTATCAAAAGTTAGTAAACGCAGGAGATTTCACGAGACATGACATAGATTCATCTAATGATATTATTGAGTGTCATCAAAGATATAATGCTTATGAGGCTATTGATAGACAGATGGCTTGTTATTCTAATATAAAGAGAAAGGGAATATTCAGCAGGATCAAATCCTGGATAAGTTGACACAAAGCGCCCTTAGTGCTATAAATAACCACCTCAACCATTTATAGGGAAGTAACATGGAACCAAAAGATGTAAAAAACCTCAACCAAATGTTCTCTTTTGTAGAAGAACTGCATAACAGGGTTTGCGCTCTTGAGAAAGTTAACGAATGGAATCACCCACAAGAATCAAAGTCTTTAATACATCGAGTTAGTGCTAAAGTGAAATCAAAGAAAAAGAAGGTTAAGTAATGACAGCTGGACGCCCTTGTAAGCTAACTCCCAACATGCATGAGAACATCATCAACGCAGTAGATAGCAGCGCTTCAGACTCGATTGTCGCTGACCTTGTAGGCGTAGATAGGAAGACAATATTTAGATGGTCAGAGCGAGGAATGCAAGATATTCTGGACGGAGTTGACTCAATATTCGCCACATTTTGCCTAGCCTATAAAAAGGCGAAGGGAAGAAGGGATGTAAAACTTGTACAATTTGTTGAGGCTGAAGCTGCTAATGGTAACTGGCAGGCTGCTATGCGTCTACTCGAAGCAAGGCGTGCTAGTGAGTTCGCTAGAAGCGCCACACCAAGGGATCCAATAGAGTTGACAACTGACAACAGGGACAACTTTATAACCCAAGTATTAAAGATGGTTGCCGAAAATAAGATAACAGCCGATGAAGGCGTTAAGCTAGCTAAGATCAAATTAGATACAGACAATACTGAGCATAAGACTACGTTACTGGATAGATTGAAACGACTAGAGACGGAATAATAGATGCAGACTGTCGAAGAGCGTATAGCAGCATTGGAAGCAAAGAAGTTCGGCGTCGAACTCAGCGCCCAAGAGATAGCTTTACGAGACAGGCTAAAGGGTTCCCTGCTAGCATTCACCCAACACTTCTTTAAGATAAGAACCGGAAAGGACTACATCGATTGGCCTGGCACATCCAGAGCATCAATGCTAAGTCAGCTTGTCCCTGCGTTTGAGGCTACTGTTTTTGAAACAGATCCTTTGAAGATGCAGGAGATATTAAGACAGTACTTTGGTGTTGCTCCAAGGTCTGGAAAGACAGAGCTGTGCCTTCATTTCATAGCGTGGGGTATGGCTAACTTCCCTGACTCACTGTATATGTACATAACTTATTCAGCAGATCTCTCAAGAGACAACACAAAGATAATAAGAGATATTATCTCTCTTCCTGAGTACAGGCGTCTTTTTGGTATCTCTATAAAGCACGATTCAAACAAAGCTAATCACTTCATATTGAACACAGGTGGAGAGGTCAGAGGTTTAGGTTCTGATGGGCCAATAACTGGCAAAGGAGCTGGCTTACCTGGACTTCAAAGGCATGGTGGCGCGATTGTAATGGATGACTTACACAAGCCGTATGAAGCCATGTACAGCAAGGCATCCAGGGATAAGGTATGGAATTGGTATAAGAGTACTGCATCATCACGATATAACAACCCACTGTTCACCCCAGGAATATTGACAGCGCAGAGAGTGCATCAGGATGACATAGCTGGCGTGTTTCTTGGTGTTGACGACGAGGGAAATAGAAACGACGAGCACACGTGGGTAAATATCTCTTTGCCAATGATAGATAAATCTGGAAACTCATTAAGACCTGATATGTTTACCAAAGAGTCTGCAAGAGAGAAGGCTCGTGTTATGCCGTACGAGTGGGCGGCCCAATACCAGCAAGATCCTACAGATGATGCGAACTCATTATTTCAGCTTGATGACTTTCCAGTTCTTAATGTTATGCCTGAAATTGAAGTTGCTTTCATTTCTGTTGATACCGCTTGCGTTACAGGCGAAAAGAATGACTACACGGCTATAACATGCCTT